CCAGTGCCAGTGCCAGTGCCAGTGCCAGTGCCAGTGCCAGTGCCAGTGCCAGTGCCAGTGCCAGTGCCACCTGTTGTCGTTGTTCCAGTACCTTTAGATAGGGCAGCAGCAATTTGTTCTTGTGATGCACCAGCCTTTACCATATCTAAAGCAATTTTGCCAGTAGCTTTTGATATGTCGTATAGTTTTAAAGCATCTAAAATATATTCATCACTTGCATCTGTTTTGTCTAATTTAGTAACAACCTCTGATGCTTTACTTGCTAAAGATGCTTGAACTTTAGCATCTGCTTCTGCTATTTCTTTATCAAATTGTATTTGTTCTTCGGCAGATAAAACGGGTGTTTGTAGCCCAGGACCTTGAATATCTGGTGCTTGTTGTGAAACTGTAACAGTGCCCGTTGGCTCTCTTTTAACCAACGCCGTTCCACCAGCAGTTTCATAATATGGTGATGGCCCAGTTTGAACTTGACTTTGACCTTCCATCCAAGCATCAAGTTCTGCCTTAGTAAGTGTTTTTGGTGGTTGAGTACCAGCCTTATTAACGGCATCTTGAATACTGCCAGCACCAGTTACTAATGAGTTAATTACCGATCCAGCAATTTGATCTGTATTCTTACCACTCATAGCTGCGGTTGTTGCTGCGTTAGTAACTAACTGTGTGGCTCGTGCCATACCAGCTAATTGCTCTGGTGTAAAAGTGCCTTCAAATAATTTTTCAACGCCTTTAGCAGACCCAGTACCAATTGAGGAAGAGGCTAACGCTGTACTAAATGATTTCAGAATCTGATCACCATTTGCTCCAGCGGCGGCAGTAGATAAAGTACGAGCTAAAGTAGAACTAATAACACCGCTAACTTGTTTGGGATCAAGGCCCGTAGTATTGGCAATTGAGCCTACTAAAGAATCCATACCGGGTACATTTTTTAGAACCGTTGGCATACCAGCACCAACACCACCCATTACACCACCAGTTAATGCACCCTTACCAACATCCCCACCAGTCAAAGCGGCGGTTACTGCACCTGTTGCCGCACCGACTGCGATGCCACCAACTATTGTAGCAGTTGTGGTTGGCACGGCAGCTGCCGCAGCACCTGTGAGAACATTACCAATTGATCCAGCCAAAGCCGTTCCAGCACCTGTCCATGCCAATGCAGCACCACCAACCAGTGCAACGCCCTGTAAGAAACCACTGTCTCTCATCCAGCCTTTACCGCCACCTGTATATACATCATAGTTATACATACCGCCATGCGTTTGTGGTGTGGTTAGCGGTACTAGTTTTTCACCAGCCTGTTTATATAATACGGTCTGAAAAGCATTTGGGTTGTATTCGGTTTGCTGGGCGTGGGAAAACTGTAAGTTTGGCCCTGTTACTGCGTAAAGATCTTTAGATGCTTCGTTAATGGCGTCATACAGTTGGTCTTGCGCGCTAACTGTTTTCATAACAGGAATTCTTTCTCCTGTCGTGTCATCCGTTCTAAACGCTGGCTGACCGCCTTTTTGAATTAACTGACCGCTTTCATCGTATGCATCTTTTGTTACTTCTTGTACTTGTTTGTCTTGAAACTTTGATGGGTCTATATTAAAGAGTTGAGCTGCCTCATTTAATCCAGTGTATGATCTACCGTAATTTTCATCGTCATACTTTTTAACTCCGACTGCATCTGCACCTCTAGCAATCGTGCTACTAAATCCACCTAAGTTCCAACCTAAATCTTTATAAATACCTAAATTTCTACCGTGAGAAAAATCTTGCAATGTCTCACCAGGATTTAGATATTGAGAAATTATTTTGGCATTTAGTATAGGTACATCTACACCATTAATTTTTTCTGATCCCCAGTCACCAGTGCCGGGTGTTTTAAACGGACTAGAAGTATAAATGCCCCGTTTACTTTCATCAAGCGGTGTCAAAGCCTCGTATAACAAACGGTCTTTTTCTTTCATGATAGTACCCAACTCTGGGTCTAATGCCGCTTGTTTTAATACTTCTAGGTAGCGTTGATCTGCGGAAAGGTTACCACCAGTTTGCGCAAAAATATTTGCAAACTTATTCATCTCTTCCTGAGTCAAAGCATTTACAAAAGGTGTGTCAAACTGTCTGGTAAACAGTGTAGACAACTCACTAGCACGAAGACCCAAGGATTCTTGTGATCCAGCAATTGCCGCAGTAATTTCCTCTGGAGTTTTACCAGCGGCTAATTGACTTCTCCAATACTCCAAACCTTCTTTTTCTGGATCTCTGCCACCAAGATATGTTTTGTAGGCCTCTACAATTGGATAATCTACTCTGTTTTGAAGGTAACTTTGAACCTGAGTTAACGGAATGTTTAGTGCTTTTGCAACATCGTCTTGCGTTACACCGTATTGCTGCGCAACATTATAAATTTTATCAGCTTGTTCTTTGGCAGAAAGATTTGTATCTGCTAATGTAGCATTAATCGCATTAGCAATATTTTGATACGGTATGCCAGAGGCTGTTAATCCACCACCGACCGTAGGCGCGTTAACATATCCTGGACGAGGATCAAACTCCACTTGAGATATATTTGATTTCGGCGCATACGTGTCCTTGTATTCTGGCGATGCCCTAAATGCAGTTTCAATTGCTGATAGGGGTGCACCCAAATTAGCTTGTTGAGTCCAATAAGCCAAACCTTCTGGATCTGGAGCACGACCTAAAACCGATTGATATAACCCACTAATATCCGATTGCGTTGCTGGAGTTGGTGCATTCCAAGTCCCACCACCCGCCTCAATGTAGGCTTGCGGATTAAAATCTGGTGATGCAATATTTAACCCACCAGAAGGTGCTGCGGAAGTTGTACCGCCCCCTGGGGTGGTTGACTGTCCTTGAGCTACGGCTGCGGCATAGGCGGCATTATACGCATCTGCTATTGGATCAGAGCCAGTACTACCACCATCCTCAAAATGGCGGATTCCATATTTAGATTGTAGTGTATCTAATCCAGCCATGTTATTGTGTAGGACCGTTTAAAATAAAACTGAGCACCGATGCCCAGTCTTGCCATGTGTCAAATGCCTCTGGATCGGGCACGGGATAGCTTTCAAATGTGGGCAGTTGACTAATGTCTTTGGCAACTAGTTTCCACTCTTCTTCTGGGCTGTAACGAATGGGTTCTTCACTAAAGTAATGAATGAAGTTACCATTCCATTCTTCCCAAGTCATATATTGCGGATTGATAGGGAAATAACTTTGAATACTCATGGGCGTTCATCACCATATTCAACCGTCAACAAAATACGACCCATTTCAAAATTACCATCTAATACATTGGATTCAAACTTCAACCGCATTTCACGATGTTCAACACGCAAATCAATTTTGCCAGTGTCTGGATCAAAGTAAAATGGCCCAGAGTTTTCTACTGCACCACGAGCAAACTTACGACCCAAAATAGTCATACCCATTTCACCACTTTGCACAAAGTCTGGTTCAACGCGGCGTAAATGCATACGGCGATTAACACCAGTTGCCGAGTCTTGTGATGGAGTACCACCAACCCAACTAATATCACAAGTTGTAATACTGGAAGTAATAGCAAACTCTTGGTTAAAAGTTACCGCATTAGTTCCAAACTCATGTTGCCAAAGAGGATAACCACCCTCTATATAATACACTAAATCGCCAGCATTTAGAGCGGGATCAAAATCATTTTCTACCGTAATTAATGTAACACCATCTGGGTTAGTAGCAGTTACCGCAGAAGTAAAAATAAACTGACTTGTTACAACTTTATAAACGGTTGGGTTTGCTCCGTTTGAAGTGGCAATATAATCGCCAGCCCCAAATGTAATTGAAACATCGCCGTTTAAATAAATCTGTTTTGCCGTTGGTGCAGACTCACTAGGAGGATTATTAATTACAGTAAACGGCAAACTAAAGGTATTTAAATCTTGCCAACTAGCCCAAATGGGTGTGGGGAAAACTTCAGTAGTATAACCACACGAACGGCGTGCACCAGGAGCACTGCCAGCATCGTACCAAAGTTTATCTTTTACATTATAGATGATAGCATCGGTACATTCCGTTGCATCACCACGGGGATAAAAAAACCAAATCTCATTGTAACGAGGTACTTTAGTTGCCCATACTTTTTGGCGTTGTACAAAGTTAACATTATCATACAACCAGTTTACATTCTTATCGTTTGGCAGTACCGAAACCGATCCATTATATAAATAGAATCGATCCACACCCATCCAATAAAAAATGCCATCCATCTCAACAAAACAAGAAGATGACATGGTAGAGATTTGGCTGGAAATAATATCGTATCTCCAGTACAACGGTGAGCTTCCTGTAAACGAAACACGAATTAAACTATCTGTTGCCCAAAACAAACCAGACGGTGAATTTGTACCACCACGAACCGGAATGCCTTTTACAATCTTTGACGATGCCATGTTGACTTGGTTGGATGTTGGGCCATTCCAGTCAGTAATTGTTTGCTGATTGTAAGTTGTTAAGTCAGCGTTTGTATCGACATGGTTGTTTGCAATAAACCCATCCGAACCATAAACAAATGTGTATGGATACAATACACAAACACCACCGTCTACTACGATTGGACGATAGGTAGGGTTTTGACCACCAGTATCTGCCAATCCATAAAATGTCCATTCATTAAGTGCATCTGGTAATAGTCCACCAGTTAACACTTGTGTTTTGATAGCATTATCAATGTTATCTAAATTGTGTCCTGGGTGAGCAAGCACTTGCAATGAGCCACCAGCGGGGGAATACTGTAAATCAAACTGCCACAGTAACTTCGGGTCTGGGGCAAAAGTTACATCATACAAAGACACTGTAGTTGGTGACCCGACAATTGACGATGCTGTTACATTAACCGTTGTATTGGGCGCACCGTATGACGAACTGATTACCGTTGTTGCTGTGGTAATGTCGTCATCAAATATTACTACCATGCCGTTTGGAAATGCCGCCGTAACATCGCCAGCAATTACAAAAGAACTTGCAGTGTTTGATACTAAAGTAAATGGCGAATAGCCAGGTAAAATATTTACTGTTAGTGGGCCAGAGCCAACACCAAATGTTGTGCCTGTAGTAAACGCTTCTAAACCGTACTGATTACCAACAAACACATAGTTAACGCCGTTAAATGGATTAGCAATCATTCCACGGGGAATGCCAGTAAAGGTGGCAAACAACTCACGATACCCACCCATTTTCCTTGGCACACCACGCTGAAACCGACACCATTCACCGTCACTAAATTCTTGCGATTCAAAAACAGTACCATCTCGCTTTATACCTGGTTTAACTCCTAGGGTATAAACGAGATTGTATTGTTCTTGGACTGCATTCTGAACAGCCATTAGAACGTCCCACCACCAATCAATCCAGCGGTAAATGTTGCTGGGGTGGATACTTGAGGATTAAGAGGATTGGTGTTGTCAAGTTGCAACATATTTGCTGAATTGGCAGACAATCCCAAAACACTAGTTCCAACTAAATACATACCAGTGTTGTTGTCACTAATAAACGAATACGACGGAGCTGCTGCCGATCCGTTAATTGCTAAAAATGAAGTTGTGGTTGTTTGACTGATAACATATAAGAAGTTACCATCGCTCAATACCAAAGCAACTTGACCATCCGATAAATTAATTGGTGTCTGTAAACTTCCAGACACTTGGAAAGTAATATTATAAGACGGTTGTCCTGTGTTGTTTACCAAAACATACAACTGAGTTGTGGCTGGTAATGTAACATCTAGGTCGACGGTACGAGTGCCAGACAAAGCCACATAGGTTTGAATGATTGGAGCAAACGCCACTAAACTTAATGTGTTACCAACGATTGAATCCACATCGTATGTTGCGGAAGTAAATGTCACATTAGATGGGACATTTAATCCAACAGTAAAGAAGTCACCAGTAGATTGTTGGAATACAATAAAACCAGATTCGGCTGGGTTAACATCTAAAGACTGCTGTCCGTTAATTACAGATGTGCCTTGCGGTGTAAATGTTAATGTTCCACTTCCAGCATTTCTAAATGCAATAAACCAACCCGCCGTTAAACTAGTAGCAGTGGGTAGTGTGATGGTGTCGTTGCCCGCTGTCCATAAAATTGTACTAGCACGACTTGCATCATTGATTGTTGGGGGAGAAGATACTTCAACAACATTCTGTGTGGTGTTTAATTTGCCAGCCAAAGCAACCAAACCAAAACCAGCCAGTGATGCGGCATCAGCCGATGATGTGCCAGCACCAAAGGTTACATTCTGCCAGACACCAGCTTCCGTAGTATTGTCAGACAAATAGAAATATTTGGATACACCAGGATTAATTGTTACTGATCCAGTGCCAGAATAATCTTGTACAGTAAAAGCACTTGCACCAAAGTTACGGATTAAAATGTCCGCACCAACCGTACCTTGATTAGCGGCGGGTAAAGATACTACAAGACTTGTTGTAGATGGAGTAGCATCAATAATACGTGCCGCTGGAACTTGGGTTGGATTGACAACCAAAGGCCAATACAACTGCACATTCGAACTAAAGTTAAGTTCGTAATAAGATACATCAGTTGGTTGAACAACTGTTCCAGTAAAGGGCGAAGTATAAATTGGCATATCTTAGGGTTCCTGAACCGTAACGTTTCTGTCAATACGGCGTGAATTGTCTTCTTTCTTCAATGCTGCCAAAGCCTCAGTGTAATATTGTTTCCAAACAGGCAACTTGTCTAATGCCTTTAAATAACCTTGAGCTTGTAATAATGTGCCAAATAACATGGCTTGCGGACATTCACGAGTGAATAAATTTTGTTGGTTGGTCGAATCCAAAGGCTGGATTTCACTATAGTAAATAATTTCTACTGGGTAATCATCGTCTGGCGTAGGAGCAAAGTTCCAGTTGTTGTAGTCATATTCTGAATAGTACAATGGTTCGCTTGGGCTTGATTCAGATTGATACTGAGCCACATAGTCTTGACTACGCAATAACAATGGTTTGCCATTGGTTTTCATCGAAACCGTTTTACGCCAGCGCGCTGGTTTAGCAAGAATGACTTGATTCTGTGCCAAGGTGGTTTCCACCACGGTTAACTGCAAATAGGTTTTTAATTCAGCAGCAATCGCAGACTCTGCTAAACCAATTAGGTTTGGAATCTGCGCCACAAATTGAACGTCATTACGCTCCATGTAATTAATTACATCGGCGACCAAATTGTCATATGTCATTACGTATGCGTTAGTCATCGTGTGTAGTAACTAATATTGGGTTGGAAATAAATGGGCGACTTATCACGCTCTTCACTTGCCGCATCGGAATAGGCTTTTTGTGCTTGTGCCTCTAGGTATGTGATGCGGTTTAAATCAACACCAGGGAGTTGCATTGCCATACTATGGGATAGTTGTTTTTGCACACAGTTAATCCAACGATCTGGTACATAGATTTGATTGGTTAACGATCCAACATCTTCCATTTGTTTCTCAATGATTAATTGAAAAACTTGATAATTGTTGTTTGGCACAGGCCACAAATACATGCTGGGTTCGATTTGACGATCATACCAATATTGTAATGAGCGTACCGATGCGAATTGTTTGTTGGGGAGATTCCAATAGTCATCACGATTTAGGCGAGCTAAAGGAATAACTTGTTGGCTTTGTGCAAATTGAATAGCACGCAACGAGAAAGTTGCGGTTGTGACTCTATTCTTTAATCTAAAATAATAGAATTGTTGAGTAGCATTAATTGTAAAGTATGCCCATTCACGATCTGCTAATGTGGTAGACGGAAAGGATTCCCATACTGTCCAATTAATTCCATCGTTACTAACTTCAAAATCCAATTCGTAAGTGGCGACTGTGCCTGGGCAATACGCATTAAAACCAACATAAAACAAACGAGTTTGGTTGCTATACACTGCACCAAAATAGTTGTCTACCAGTGTTGTGGTTGCGTAAAGATCCAAGGTGTCGTTTGCATCTTGATCAAACAAATTAACCACATTGGGATTTGATGCTGGGATCAATCCACTATACGATGGATTAGTAATGTATACCCAGTTTGCTTCTCTTACATCAATTGTTGTTTTGGGAAGAGTAACCCACTGTTGATTGGTTTGAGCACCAATTACTTTGTTTTCCAATAACCAAAGATTAACACCCAGATTGGAGAGATTTTGTAGATTGTAAAACAACGCTTGTTTACCAGCGTTGATATACTCGGGCGTTATTTCTTCTGCCGTTTTACCAGCATCACGATATGCATACGAGATCAACTGATCGACATTAACTGTTGTCTGACCAGTGGTATTGGAATACGCCAAGATTATCTCCCGCGGCCTGCCGCTTTTTTAGGTACTCGTTTTGGTAGATTAGCTTGAGCTTTACCCGCTTTGATAAACTCTTTACCTACCTTTTTAGGAATGCCAAGAGTCGATTTGCCAGCCGCGGCTGCGTACATGGCTTTCATCTGTTGTTTGGACTCGATTGGCATATTAATCGCAAGCCTTTCCGCCAGCTTTTTTGTATCCCATTTTGTTACGCACATGGGTTGGCAGTTTAGCTAAACCGGGGTTTGCTTTAGCATCGGCTTTTTTTAAAGAACCACCTTTACGCATCATTGGAGGAGGTGCCATTTGATCGACGGGTGCGCTTGGAGCGGCAGCCATACCGCCAGCGGCGGGAGGGGGCATAATGCTATCTAATGCACCACTAGCGCCCATGTCTTTAATATTTGATGTGGCTTTCATGGCGGCACTTGGAGTCTTGGCTTTTCTGGTTTTAGGCATGCTTACCTTTTTACCAGCTTTCATTTCGACCGCACCGCCAGCCTTATAACGACCAACGCAACCGCCTTCTTTCTTCATACGACCGCCAGCACGTAACTTGGAGAGATCAGTTTTTTCGTTCTCGTGCGATTGGGTGTCGTGCATTTTAAATGCTTTTTTGACGATGGCTTTGTCTTGAGCAACGTCTTTTTCCATTTCTTTAGACTCAACATGCCGGCCTGCTTTGTACGCTGGCTTGACTGCACCGCCTTCTTTAAAGCATTGCATTTTGGGTAATTTATTAAATCCTTCCACAATCTCTCCTTTATGGTTTCCTAATACTACTTATGCAAAAAATCAAGGGTTTACGCCCCCACTAAAAATAATTTACGCTCAATCTCTCGGCGCTTTTTAAGGACAGGAGGATTAGCCCAATTTAAAAACGAATCGGCAGCTTGATGAATATTGCCAAGGTTTAGGTGCCGAAGAACTTCTGACTTCACAAAACTGTCTGGGCCAATGTTATGGCAAAGACTTAATAGCGCGTTGATCTGCCCCCGTGTCACACCAGTGTTTAAACTGGATTCTAGGGCTTTAGAGCACTTTTCTAGGTCACGGTGTAGGATGGCTATTACCTCATCCTCAGAAAGCTCCCTATAGAGCAAATAATGCGTTTTGGGCTGGATTAAATGTCCCACCCCAATCGTCCAATTACCTTCGCTGTCTTGATAAGCTCTGTGACGCTTGCCTTCAAAATGTTCAATTAAAGCTATGGTGGAATGATCCACCCAACGAAACGGACTAACTTCTTTACTTTGTGCGGAATTGAATACAACCGCCATGATTGCAAAAAACGAGCAAATACAGATCATCAGGGTTTTACCCATGATATCCTCCTTTCTTTTTTGTTAGTGTACTAAACTAACTCAAAATGGGGGCCATCAAAAAAGCTCTTAAAGTCACCACCCCAGCGGATTTTAGTCCCCTGGTTGTCGGCTGCTTTTTTCATGGCATTGGCTATTTTATGGTAAAACTCCTTTTCCCAAGTTACCTTACCATCCACAAAGGCGACTACATCGACTGCGTGCCCAGTTAAGTGCTTGGATTTTAATGTTTGGCTTAGTCCTTTTGAGACTAACTCCTTTTGTCGTTCTTCGGTTCGTAACCCTTCGGTAACGCCAAAGTCTACTTCGGTTAATGTAATGGCTTCTTCCACGACTTTTACCAATCGTGGATCGACACCTTTCATTTTGTCTTTAGAACGCTGTGATAAAGTAAATGGCATTATTTTTTTAAGTTAGCCATGATGCGTGCACCGAACAAGAAACCAAATGCAATGTTGGCTGCCTCGATGCCGATACGTTGGATCTGTTCTGGCACATTTAAAAAGATGGTGCTAATACCAATGGCAATCACAGCTAACGCACCAATGTAACGAGCGGAGGCACGCAGATCGACCACCCACTGGCTTGGTGTGCCAGATGGGTTATCCAGTCTAGCCAATGCCTCAATGCGACTGATATCCATTTTCTCAAGTTCAATCTGCTCGGCAACCGTGGTGGGTTTAACACCGCCAGTAAACCGATTGATTAGTTGTTTGATGCCTTCAACCCCCACTGGTACTAAAGCACCAATAATGGATTCAATAATCATTTATCAACCTTTTGATCTAACTTATCTTCGATACGATGCAGAGCTTTAAGCACCTCATACCAGCGATCATTAAAGTCGTCTTTACTGACGTAGTGGGTCGGCAGTTCTGCTCTGAGCTTGGCTAGGTCTTCTTTGAGCTCTTGGACGGCAGTCCAAAGCTCACGACAGAACCAACCAAGCACGCCGCAAATAATCGGTATGCCGATGTTTAAAAGTTCTTGCATTCCCATGATGGTTATTCAATTCCCATTGTTTTACGTATCTTTGTGGCTGAGATGTCGTGGATTGCTTTGTCAAACACCTCTTGCTCAATCTTATAACCCACATCGCGCCCGTATGTAATGTTCACAATGTTGGGCACGACTTGAATTTCGTATTGACCTTGAAACAGCGGATCAAGATCTCGTTTTATGTAACTCTTCACTTGCTCAATCGCAAATGGGTTTGATCCTTGCCAACCTTGGCAGTCACGAATCTGGATCACAACTTGCCCAGTTTTGGCAATCGCCCGTTCAAAGAGCGCTCTGTGACCAGCGTGCCATGGTTGCCATCTGCCTAGCATTTGGACGGTTTCTTTTTGCCAATTAAATGTGGGTCGTCTACGGTTCTCGATAATGTGGTTGCCAATGAACTCAGCCCATTTCTCGCAGTTCTGCTCGGTGACACGGAAGTCATAGACTTCTGGCGGGATGAACGCTTTGTTGGTATCCTCAAACCGACCAGCATCGATGGTGTCCATCCAGATCGTCCAGTCGGCTTTGAAGTTATTACGCATCTCGACTAAGGGAGCAACAAAGTCGCAAATCACATAATCACCACCAGCTTCTAAAGCGAACTGCGCCATGCGCAGAGATTGACGGATTCTACCTTCTTTTGAGAAATCCCAATCGTTGTACTTCTTGCGTACTTCATCCGCATTGAACCAAGTCACACGAGCATTAAACCCGGTGATTGGAAGCATCTCAGCATTGCCTACGCTGGTTGTGCCGTGTTCTTCCAAGTACTTCTTTAATGCTTGGGCTAGGTATGTTTTGCCTGACCCTGGTAAACCCATGATTAATATCTTTTTCATACTTTCTCCAAAGTAAAAGACTAAGGGTTGATTATATACTTTAGTTGTTGTTCAATTCTGCTTGAGTTACATCCAACTCTTCTTGCGTTGTTGCTGCGTTGATCTGTGTACGCAAGTCTTCGTAGCGAGCTTGAGCGGCTGCTACAACGGCTGGATCATAATGATCGTCTGGGTTGTTATTGGTTTCCAACGCAACTTGCTGTGCAACGACTTGGTTGTACTGGCTGGTGTTTTGACCAAGCTGGCTGCTCTTACGTGTTGGGATGTCGTAATCAAACACCGTCCATACGATCTCAACAGGATCTTTAGAGCAGTCATAGACTGGCCCGTTTAGACCTTGCCGATAAGGTACTGGCGTTGGTTTGATCTCAATTGCGTTCTTCCAGCCATCTTGCCCGACTGGTACTGGCGGCGTAGTGTCAATGCACTGTGCCATTTGGTTGTTTACTACTTGAACATATAATGCCATTTTTTGCTCCTTTGAAAAAATTAAGTTGCTGCTATCGCTAAAATAAAATTACTTGCAGACCTTCTAGGTATGTAAGACCAAGTTGTTAAAGCACCGACTTGTTTTGGTGAAGAATAGTTAGTTGTGTTGCCTAAACCTAATCGCCCAGAATTACCAGATCCCCAAGACCACAATGTCCCATCAGTTTTTGTAGCAACCATAAAGTACGCACCAGAACAAACATTAAGCCAATTGGTTAATGCACCGACTTGTTTCGGAGATGAGTAATAAGTTATATTTCCCACGCCTAATTGACCTAAATCATTAAGACCCCATGCATATAAAGCACCACTAGTTGTAATAGCACCCACTGCATAATTTGAAGCAGATACCTTAGACCAATTAGTTAGCGCACCAATTTGTTTTGGAGATGAGTAGTAGGCTTGATTTCCAAGACCTAAATTACCAAAAGGATTCATGCCCCAAGACCAAATAGTGCCGTCTGTTTTAATAGATAGTGTTGAATACTTATCACACATTACAAAAGACCAATTAGTCAATGCTCCAACCTGAACAGGAGAATTTCTGTTTGTTGTGTTTCCTAAACCAAGTTGCCCATTACTATTTAAACCCCAAGTCCATAGTGTGCCATCAGTTTTAACAGACGCTGTATGTAGATAACCGCAGGATACTTGCGACCAATTAGTTAAAGCACCAACTTGGACTGGTGAGGAGTAATTATATGAATTTGATAAACCAAGTTGACCAGTATTATTTAAACCCCATGCCCATAGTGTGCCATCAGTTTTAATAGCTAATGTATGTCCATAGCCATTTGCTACCGTTAACCATGTTGTTAAAGCCCCAACTTGTACAGGAGAAGAATTACCCGTTGTAGTTCCTATGCCCTGTTGTCCGTAGCCGTTTCTACCCCATGCCCATAGTGTGCCATCTGTTTTTACAGACGAAACGTATTGATTACTACCAGTATCTCCCCCAATAGCTATAACAGACCAGTTAGTTAAACTACCAAGTTGTTTTGGAGATGAATAAGATGTTGTATTGCCAAGCCCTAGTTGACCATTAGCATTGTTACCCCATGTAAATAACTTAGGTGTAGGTGGCACGGGCCAAGTACCAGCGCCCTTGGCTTTACTAGCAGCGTCTAGTTTCCAGATGCCTGTGTATTGGATGTATGAGTAGACTATTGGCATATTTAATAAAGTAATCCAAAGGAATTGCTATAACCATTAGATGCTTTTAACCAAGTAGTTAAAGCGCCAACTTGATTTGGAGATGACCTATCTATTGTGTTACCTAAACCTAATTGACCTTGCCCGTTGTTACCCCAAGACCATAATGTACCGTCTGTTTTAACTGCAATAGCATGAGCAGTCATATAAACAAGAGACCAATTAGTTAATGAACCAACCTGTTGTGGGCTAGATGTGCTTCCTCCGCCAGTGTTATATCCTAATTGACCAGAACCATTTGGTCCCCATGTATAAAGCCTTCCGTCAGTTGTAATGGCTCCCATGGATGCCCAATTAGATCCAGTTTTCCATATTGTTAATGCACCAACCTGTTTTGGCGAAGAATATGTTGTTGTATTTCCAAGTCCTAATTGACCAGAAGTATTTGTTCCCCACGTCCACAGTGTGCCGTCTGTTTTTACAGCAAATGCAGTATATGAGCCACCAGAAATATGAAGCCAATTAGTTAGTGCGCCAACTTGTTTAGGACTAAGATAATTATTTACATTACCTAATCCTGATTGACCGTTTCCACCATAACCCCAAAACCAAAGGGTTCCGTCTGTTTTTATGGCGTATGCACAATAAACTGAACCAGCTGCAATTTTTGACCAATTTGTAAGTGAGCCAACTTGCTTTGGCGAAGAATAATTGTTTGTATTACCAAGCCCTAGTTGCCCAAAACCATTAGTCCCCCAAGACCATAGTGTGCCGTCTGTTTTAATTGCATACCCAACATAAGATGCCGCAGATACTTGCAACCAATTGGTTAATGCTCCAACTTGAGCTGGTGAAGATCTGTTTGTTGTGTCTCCCAAGCCAAGCTGACCACTGTTATTGTTGCCCCAAGCCCATAACGTCCCATCTGTTTTAACTGCAAACGTAACGTTAAACCTTGAACTAATATCCGCCCAATTAGATAAAGATCCTACTTGTTTTGGAGAGGAATAATTAGTGGTGTTACCAAGACCTAATCCACCATTAGTACCTTGCCCCCAAGCGTATAAATAAGGTAAATAAGTAGGCGTACCTTGTACTAAGGTATTTAACCCTGGCTTTATAAAAGAGGCATCGTAACGGTAGCTCAACTGACCATCCTTATGGGTTGTTTAGTTGCGTTTAGTTTAGCTTTAATCTTGTCAAACGGGGCTTGCCAGTCGCCAAAAACTTCCTGACGAATCAGCGTCATGCTATTGTAGTATGGTGTTTTTTCACCATCAAGCGCATACAAGAAGTACGGCATGATTGGGGTTACTACCCATGTCTCAACGCCCATAGCGGCGGATAGATGGGATACTGATGTGCAAGAAGAGATGACCAAATCACATGAGGCAATGGCGTTTCTCGTATCTTCCCAGCTATTTAATGGAACTTGACGAACCCATGGTGGGCAAGCCTCTGCACCTTCATCACGCTGGAGCGAGATAAACTCGTACTCATCCGACTTAACCGCATCAAACATTAACTGATACGGGAACTTTTTGTGATGCTCATGCTCGAATGTTGGGTTACCTTGCCAGCGCAGACCGATGCGTTTCTTGCGTCCTTTGATAGCAATTGGCTTCTCAATGTAGGGCGTGCCTTTCAAGTCTTTTAACTCGTAACCTAGAGGTACTACCGCACTCATACCAGCTACCCAGTAGTCATGGTAAACCCCATACTCAGCGCCATGTTGGACGGCAGCTGATACGCCAGGTAGTTGGTTAAACATCGGAACTAATGACCCAGTACACGCCACGATGACTTTATTGCCACGGTCGGCGATGTCTTTGGCATAACGGACTTGGTGAATCTGATCCCCCAAACCGCCTTCTAAATACAGCAGGATTGTGCCTTTTGTTTTGCCATCCCACGGCTGAGTCACGGTCTCTGGGTGCTTGTTACCAAATACACCAACCAAACGACCACGATCCATCAACTGATAACCTTTTTGAATCTGCCCTTGCCGTAACAAATACCAGCCACGGTTGTACGCTGCACGGTGATTATTAGGCTCTTGGGCTTCTAACTTCTGCGCTAATCTCCAGCCTTCTACAAAATCACCAGCGGTCGATGCCGCTAACTGTAAATCTAAGTCCGTTAACTCTGGTACGGTACGGGGTTTTTCTAACCAGAACTCAGGCTGGCAGAATGCTGCGTAGTGGTTCTTTAGTACGTCTTTTGGCGACTCATTGTGTTGCCGTGCCAAGACGGGTTTGACATCGTGCATTCCAGAGTAACCATGTAGGTTCTCATCGTCTTCTTTTACTGAGGAGCCGTCAATATTAGACAGGTCGTAATCAAACGCTGGCAACTCTAAGAACTCATGGATACGGTCTAATTGTGCCTTTGGGTTTGCCAATAGGTCTTCGTACTCAATAAAGAGAAAGCACTCAGGCATAAACTGATAGCCTTCTTGCAACGAGATGTACGCCGCCTTCAAATGGTCGGCAAGCTGCCCAGAGTGCATAAACTCATCTAAATCGGCTGGTTTAGCAATCCGCACAAACGATGCCATACAGTCTGGCACAGAACGAACAGTCGCAATAATCTTAGGCTTGTGCTGTAGCACTTGACCCATCGCTTGCATAATCACAGGCACGGGCCAGCCACGCCCTTTATCAATAATCACAGGCTTATCAGTAGACTCGTAGAACGCATCAATCGTGCCACGCATCGTCTGGGCAAGGAGTTTACGCTCTGGGTCATTCTCATTTAGTAGACCAGCGGAGTGCCAAGTATTGGCAAGTCCATCTAAGGCGTGTACCAAACCAGATGTAGTGCTGACGTGCGTCATTGGATTCTGATTTAGAATCGCTGCCAAGACGGTAGAACCGCTTCTTGGTATTCCTGATAAAAAGTGCAATGTTTTCTTCAAAACGTTTTCCTCTGTTTAAATTCTTGCAATGCCAATCCCAGCGGATCTATTTCCTGCAATATTATTCCAAGATGTTAATGATCCTACTTGAATTGGCGAACTATAGTTTGTTATATTACCAACACCATTTTGCCCGTTTGCCCCGTTTCCCCAAGTCCACAAAGTGCCATCGGTTTTTATGGCAAATGACCCGTTTAAACGAACCGCAATTTTTGACCAAGTGGTTAACGCACCTATTTGTTTTGGAGATGAATAGTTAGTTGTATTTCCTAAGCCCAACTGTCCACTACTGTTATTACCCCAAGCCCATATTGTTCCGTCTGTTTTAAGAGCAAACGAAAAAGTTCCATGCGCTGCAACATTAGCCCAATTAGTTAACGCACCAACCTGAACAGGAGATGAGTAATTTGTAGTGTTATTTAGCCCAAGTTGACCATTAACGTTATAACCCCATGACCATAATGTGCCATCGGTTTTAACAGCAATTGTATGAAAACCAGAATTAGCAACTTTGCTCCAATTAGTTAAAGCGCCAATTTGAATAGGTGAATTAACATTTGTTGTATTACCATTACCAAGCCCACCAAAAGTATTTCTACCCCAAACCCATAAAGAACCATCGTTTTTAATTGTGGAGCATGAATCTAACATACAAGAAATATATGCCCAATTTGTGAGAGAGCCAATTTGTTTTGGTGAAGAATAGGATGTTGTATTTCCTAACCCTAATTGGCTATCTGCACCATTACCCCAAGACCAAATCGTACCGTCCGTTTTTAGTGCCAGCATAGAGTTTCCACCGCACTGTATTTTTGACCAGTTGGTTAATGCTCCGACTTGTTTTGGTGAAGAATAATTGGTTGTATTGTCTAAACCAAGTTGTCCGTAACTCACATTACTTTGACCCCATGTCCATAATGTGCCGTCTGTTTTAATAGACGCACTAAAGTAACTGTATCCTGCTGCTACCTCAAGCCAAGTTGTTAAACTACCAATTTGTACTGGTGATGAACGATCCGTTGTAGCATTGTCACCAATTCGACCATCAGTGCCTATACCCCAAGTGTATAAATACGGCACAGGAGGCACGGGCCAAGTACCCGCAGCTTTAGCGTCTGCTTGCTGAGATGCCGTCCAAAGACCGCCGTATTGGATGTAGGGTGATGGGTTGATTGGCATATTAAATAACTAATCCAAAAGAACGAGTGCTACCAACTCCACCAGCATTTATCTTTACCCAACCTGTTGAAGCACCAATTTGTTTAGGGGAGGAGTAGTATGTTATGTTTCCTAGACCTAATTGACCATCGTTATTTTGACCCCAAGACCAAAGTGTGCCGTTTGTTTTAATGGACAAAGCAAAAGCACTGCCGCCTGAAACATTTGACCAATTTGTTAGTGAACCAATTTGATTAGGTGAAGATCTGTTTGTTGTGTCGCCAAGACCTAGTTGACCATTGTTGTTTTGACCCCAAGACCAAATTGTTCCACTATTAGTTATAGCAATTGCAAAACGATTGCCAGATCCAACTTTAGACCATGTTGTTAAAGAACCAATTTGTTTAGGTGAGGAATAATTAGTTGTGTTACCAATGCCCAATTGACCTTCTGCGTTAAACCCCCATGACCATAATGTGCCGTTTGTTTTAACAGCTACAGCAGCATAAAGCATTCCTGATACAGAAGACCAATTAGTTAGAGAGCCAACTTGGACAGGCGATGAATAATATGTATTATTGTTTAAACCAAGAGCGCCAACGCCAGCTGGTTGCCCCCAAGCCCAAAGTGTGCCGTCAGTTTTGACAGCGTATATTGCTCTATTTCCGCCCGCCCCGCTCGCCCAGTTTGTTAATGTTCCAACCTGTTTTGGAGAGGAATAGTCTGTTGTGTTGCCTAATCCTAATGCACCAAATGGATTAGACCCCCAAGCCCATAAAGTACCGTCTGTTTTTATTGCAAAACTTGAAAAGCCATCGCAAAACACTGTTCTCCAGGTTGTAAGAGCACCAATCTGCTTTGGTGAAGAGTAACTTGTAGTATTTCCTAAACCCAATCGACCATTACTTCCACTTCCCCAAGACCACAAAGTACCATTAGTTTTAACTGCTAATCCGTGTGCATAACCCCCAGCAATTTCCAACCAGTCCGTTAATGCACCAACTTGTTTGGGAGATGAATAGTCTGTTGTGTTTCCTAAACCTAGCTGACCGCTAGAATTAACTCCCCAACTGTTTAAATAATAAGTAACAGTAGGCGGCGGTGGGGCAACAAGCGGATTAAACGCTCCGTCCTGTAACCAAGCTCCTGTGTAACGCAGGGACATCTTAGGTTATCGCTTCAAAAATTGCTGTGTAGGTCAAGGCGGATGCCGTGCCTGATGTCACACCAACAGATTGGTTCTCCGTAATGTAAAGGTCGGTAGTCTTATCTACCACGATCAAAGATGCGTTTGCTGGCACAGAGATCTGATAAGCCAAGTAACCGATCACTGTAGCAGAACCGAATGTAGCGCTGTTGCCTACGCCAACTGTTGCTGAAGCAGCGGAAGCAGTCGTATTAGATACGATCAAGCCCGTAATTTTGTTTACAGTTCCAGCCGCTGGAGTTAGTCCAGTTAGTGATGTTGCTCCATCAAATGTCCAGCTAGTTGTTGCGTTTGTGGTAGACGGAACGACATATGCCGTATTACCTTTAATCGTTGTTAGTGCTGCTATATTGGGATTTGCCATGTTTTATCCTTAGAATCCTAATGTCATTGAATAAGCAATTGCTTGGGCTTTTGTTACTCCAGTTGCCGGTGCTGCTTGCCAACTAGGTGCAGAAGTTCCATTGCTTGTTAAAATTTGTCCTGCCGTGCCATTTGGAATAAACGCAGTTGTTCCTGCACCCGTTTGGTATGGAATTTGACTAGCAGCACCCCCAGCTAAATTTGTTGCAGTTGTACTAGAAAATGATTGTACAACACCCAAATTATCTTTGTAAAATAATTTACCATCGGTAATATTAATTGCTAACTCGCCATTAACCAAATTGCCAGCAGTCGGCGCAGCACTTGGTGTAGTGCTGTAGTATAAACTAATCGGTGTAAATCCCGCTTGTGCCATATTTATTCCTTATAATACTCGAGGTTTTTTAGTAATCGCTCGTTATTGGGTTCAAATTCTAGGGCGTTCGTGCCATGCTTAATTGCTTCTTCTTTAAATCCTAATCGGTACGCTGCAATCGCCGCTAAGTCGTGCGGCCTTGCTTTCCAATTGTTTGCATCAATTGTATACGTAAAAGTACACTCTGTCAGCTTGAGGGCGTTACATGCCGCGCCGTAACACTCCTCCCATAATCCTTTTCTATAACATGCCTGTGCTAATTCACACCATGTTTCACGCACACCAGCGTCTTCTGCTACTGCCCTACGATACCACGACATGCCATCTTGTCCTAAGTTATCGTAGCAGTTACCAATCAATCTTAACGCATACGATCTCTCGTTGTTCCAGGTTGCCTCGGGCATATCTAAATACTTTTGCAGTGCAACAATTGCTTCTTGCCAACGCTGGTAGTATGTTAACTCCCTAGCATAATAAAACGCATTACGAGGGCAACTTGGATCTTCTTTAACAGACATCTCAAGCAAATCTAAATATTGCCCACGAGATTTTGTCTCGTCTGGGTGATGCGTAATCATTAACATCTCGCTATACGCATACACCTCTTTGGTTCGATGATCAGGCCTAATGTACTCATGGCACGGATGATGCCAGTGGTATCCTTTGCGGTTATGTATTTTTGTACTATAAAATACTTTACCGTGTCCCCAATCAAACTTATAACTAAGTCGTGTTGTCTCTGGTGTCCAGAGTCTTTCTATTTCATCACGCCAACCAGGTTCTAATTGCTCGTCTAAATCTAACGATACGCAGACATCAATATCAGCGGGGAGTAATGCCAAAGCGGCATTCCTAGCATGATCGAAGCGCCAAGGAGAAATGCAAATGCTATGAACAACAGCCCCATACTTTTTAGCCTCCTCGACTGTTCCGTCGGTTGATCCCGTATCGGCGATCATAATGTAATCTGCTAGTTTACTCGATTCACAGAATGTCTTTACAAACTGTTCTTCGTTTTTGCTAATCGCATATACAGCGATTTTCATAGACTGCTCCTAGTTAAAATACTCCGCCACTCACTCCATTATACGCTGTTGCGGTTATTGTACCAGCACTAAAGTTACCGTTAGTATCGCGCTGTACCAGCGCGCTTGCGGTGTTTGCACTTGCTGCTACTAATGATGTTCCCCATGCTGTACCAGTTGATACTGCCACGCCAGCACCTGGGTATGTGGTTGGTCCAGTTGGGCCAGTGTCACCAGTTGGGCCAATCGGTCCCGTCCAGCCTGTCGGACCAGTAGGACCTTGTGGTCCTGTGTCTCCAGTTGGGCCAGTGGGGCCGACTAATCCCTGCGGTCCAGTATCGCCAGTTGGGCCAGTTGCACCTTGAATGCCTTGCGGTCCTGTCGGTCCTTGCGGTCCAGTGTCACCCGTTGGACCTTGTGGTCCGGTTGGTCCGACAACGTTAAACGCAATCGTTGTAACAATGTGCGACTGCGTGTTGTTGCGCATGTTCAAGGATGCGGTTGTGCTACCTGTTTGTCCTTGAACATATAAATTAACTAGTATGCGACTGCTTGTTGATGCTAATGTAGCTGTGGGAACATATAGATCATATTCATACAACGTGTTAGTTGATGTTGAAACAAGAGTTCCTGATGCGTAATTTCCGCTTGCAAGTGTTTGCAATACAGTAACGCCGTCCGATGCAACTTCTTGAACCTCAGACCAAAATCTAAATGTTGCACCACCACCAGCATGACTTATCCACGCATACAGTTCCCACAAACCACCTATGAAAGATGTGTTGTTAGGCACACCAGCAGCAGTTACAAACGAACCAAGTAAAAGTGGGGTGGCTGTACTTGTTGCTAATGACAGCGTTGTTTGTGCACCAGTGTTTGGCACAACTAACAAATTGTATGCCTGCGGTCCAGTTGCCGTAGCGCCGTCAAGGAATAATGTTAAACCAGTGGTTTGACCTTGCGGTCCAGTTGGGCCAGTTACGCCTTGTATACCTTGCGGTCCAGTATCACCTGTCGGGCCAGTAGGACCCTGTATTCCTTGTGGTCCTGTCGGTCCCTGCGGTCCAGTATCGCCAGTGGCACCTTGAATGCCTTGAGATCCAGTTGGTCCTTGTATACCCTGTGGTCCGGTAGGGCCTTGCGGTCCCGTCACATTAGATGCGGCACCTGTCGGTCCTGTGTCGCCAGTAGCACCTTGAGGCCCAATCGGTCCAGTGGGGCCTTGTATTCCTTGCGGACCTTGTGGCCCAGTAGCACCAGTTGATCCAGTGGGTCCTGTTACATTGGATGCTGCTCCTGTCGGTCCAGTGTCACCTGTCGGTCCTGTTGGCCCAGTGGGACCAGTTACATTCGATGCAGCCCCTGTGGGGCCTGTAGCACCAACAGGGCCAGTAGGGCCAGTAGGGCCAGTTACATTCGATGCAGCACCAGTCGCACCAGTCGCACCAGTTGGTCCAGTAGGGCCAGCGTTACCTTGCGGTCCCGTCGGTCCAGTAGGGCCACCAAGATTAGAAATATCTTGTAGCTGAGTTTGCTTGGTAATTCCGTTTTGGACAACAACAGTAACCTCGTTACCTGTTAACGGCCCAGCTACTTGTAGTTGTGTTATTGAACGGTCTGCCATGTTTTCTCTTTATGTTTTTATATCGCCAGACGTGCCGTGAACGGGTGGATCACCGTCAATAAAGAAACTGTCATATTGCGTGGTTTGATTTGGGTTGCCCTGTGTAACCAATTGCTGACCGCCAACAGGGCCAATTGCAACGCTTTGGTCAGGGCGAGGAAACCGTAACGCAATGTTTTCTGTTTGACGCGCTGGTAATCTCCATGGATCAAAATTATCTTTGTCTGCCGCACACACCCGCATCCCAGGGAAATTGGGATCGGGCATGAGTTCGGTGTACGCAAACTTCCTATTGCAACGATCACAGATCGCCACAGATAGGACACTATTACCCCGAGTGTCGAGGTATACGGGCATTACTTAACTCCAGATTGAATTACAGTAAGTGTGTCACCTTCGGCTGCACCAGATAAACGAATAGCACGATATGGTTGTGCTAAAAATGTTGCTGTGTTTGGTGCTGCTGTGGGTGCAGTAATCCAAGTATAAGTAGCAGAAACAAAATTACCGTTTTCTACGGGATATGGATCTGTTGCTGTTGCTTGAACAGTGCCAGATCCAGTTTTTGAATATGTTACTTGGAATGGTGCAATGTATTGGTCGAGTACAACTGGAGTAGTTACTCCAGTTGCATCAGCCGTCACGGTTACTTGACGCATGATTGGCTCCTAATTAGTTATTGGTGTAGCCAGAACCGTATGGAGTAATTGAACCGTCAGCGTTGCGTGCTGTGTACTCTACAGAAAGAACACCAGCCAATGTGCCAGTGATCGATGTGCGTGCCCATGTGAAAGTTACTACTGCATCAGCAGAACCTACATTTGCGGCTTCCGCAGCAGCGGTTGTGGTCGCAGTAAACGCCATATCAATCACACCACCAGTTGTGTTAGCGGTAATTGTTCCAATTGTTACACCATCAACAGCAACGGTAATAACACCGCCAACTAATGCAGAAGGTGCGGTTGTTGCATATAGTTTAACATCAGAAATAATTGAGCCAGCGGGAATTACGAATGAAGAAGAACTAGACTCACCAATTTTGGTGGTTGTAATTGCACCAGCGGCAGCTACGCCAGAAAATGTGGCTTGTTGGGATACTACGGCCGCACCAGTGTTATCTGGAGCAATAGTGCCGTCGTTAGATGGGTTGTTTCGCTTGAAAATGCGAATGGGGGTTGTAAATGTACTAGACATTATTGTTTCCTTATCTCAGTGGGTATCCCAAGCTGTCTCTGAGTCGTCTCACCGGGAAGGAACGGCGGTCAGAATGGGATTAATCTTCCTATAACTACTTATGCAAATTATTACTTAAAAACGCCCCAAATAGTAAAAAAGCCACCCTTGTAGGGTGGCTTTAGGACTACTAAGGTGCTGATTAAACGCCTTGAGTACCGTAAATGTTACGGGCATCGTGCCAGCCGGTTGCATAACGCTCAGTTGCCTTATAACGCATGCTGTCAGTCTCAAAATCCCCTTCCATCGATTTCTCCATGGGGCGACGCATTACTAACATCAAGCCATTCTCAGCATCGGTCTGTACCCACCATGCCTTGCTGGAGCTCAAACGGGTTACAACATGTGTACCCTTTGGTAGCATACCAGTGGACTTGATTGGGTTGAGATCGTTGTCAGCAGTACCAGAGCGGAGAACCGACTTCAGAATTACTTCTGCTTGGAACTCGAGTGCTGGAGGTACAACTAACTGTTCAGCTTTCAAACGGATACGCTTACCGTTGTTGTCGATTGCAGAACGGATCTGAATGAGGATTTGCTCAACAGAAGTCTGCGACAAAGCGGCAGGAGTAGTCAATTTGTTGCTATAGGTTAAGCCATTAGCTACAGGGTGTGCTGTGTTAACCAACGTTACGCCGTCACCGCCAGTATAACCAGTGGTAAATGCAAAGTTGAGTAAGTTAGCGCACAATGTCTCTTTGGTTTCAATCATGGATTGAGCCAAATGCTTGGCGAAAGTGCTGCCGATACGGATGTGATCGCCGTCTTCCATCAACACTTTGGTTAAAGCGTATGCTAAACCATAGATTTGATAGATGAAACGGGTGATGTACAGAGTACCGCCCTGATCATAGCTGACAGGAGTTCCGTCAGGCATGGCAGGAGCTGCATTCATACCGTACAGCATTACTTCTTCGTGATAATTACGTGGAATGCCTTGGATCTGCTCTACAAATCCTTTCCACTCGTCAGCGCGTTGTTCATAAACGCCATCAAAGACTTCGT